AGCCAAGCCACCATAAGCATCAGCAGCAGTGTTGCTTGCGTTCTTAAGACCTGTTAAGGCTGCTGCTCCAGCACCAACATTCAACAGACTGTTCAGCATTCCTGTTGTGTCTCCACCACCAACTAAACTAGCTAGTTGGTTGAGTATGCCAGAACCCGAACCACCATTAGGAAGTACAGCCCTAATAGCATTGAGGACTTGAGAACCGGAAGAACGTAAAAGGTTTAAGGATGCCGCAGGAAGCTGTTCCAGGCTAGTTACGCCACCAGACCCAATAGCGGCTACAATGTCAGATAAAGTTGCACCAGCACCTAATGATGTGGGGCCAGTAGCTGCTACAATCGGAGCAGCGGTAGAAGTAACAGTTCCCGCTGCAGCAGTAGGTATAATATTTCCAGCAGTGGAGCCGACTGTAGAGCTTAGGATACCATTCTCAGCAGCGGCTAAGGCAGCAGCATCTGAAGCACCAGCACCAGCGAGAACTTCAGGAGCAAACAGCCCGCCAGCAGTTTCACTAACACCAGCTAAACCACCAACTTCTGCTCCAGACAAACCACCAGCAGCCTGCCCAGTGAGAACAGGCGCAAGATATGCAGCAATAGGGATTAAAGGGGCAAGCCAACCATAACGATCTAGAAACCCTGTCCCTTCAGGCTGGAAGGAGGCTTCAATCAGCTTACCACTTTGGTCATACCGACCAACATAAGCCCCCCTACGTCCATTTACAGTGAGTGTCGGGGAAAGAGGAACACCATACCGACCACCACCTAATGAAGCAAGCTCATGTCCATCTTGCGTAATAACGCTTCCATTTCCTTCTCCGTTGGCCCCATAACGATCATCAACGTAGGGTGTTAAAGGGCCAATATCTAAGTACTGTGGATTGTTCCGAAGTGTTTGTAAGGCTTGCTCTTCTGTAAGAAAGTCTAGTCCTTGAGCTTCAGTGATCGGCATCTTATTCCTTAACTATAGAGCATGCCACGACCACCCTGTTGTAGAGCAGTCAAGGCAGTTGGTGCGGCACGCCAAGCAGACGAATCCACAGCGTTCTGAAGCGTTGCAGGGTCTGCAGGGGTAGGCATGACCTGTGTAGGTTGCCAAGGCGTTGTAGGCTGCTGTGGCGTAATCATCCCACCAGAAGGACTGGACGGTACGCTACCTGTGTTGGGGTTGTAAACAGGAGTGTTACCAACCTGTTGTCGAATGTCATTCAAAGTCGGAGGTGTCGGCCCAATCTGTGTCGTCGGTTGAGCCACTGGCGCTAAAGGGGAAGGTTCTTGTGCACCCCACTGCCGTTGCTCACGTTGACCATGATTGTTAAAGTGCGCCTGTGCCCACTGTGTAGGGTTCATTCCCATGTTGTTGGCTTGATAGGCCGGAAGCAGATCAGGATACCGATCAAAGTAAGCCTGTGCATCAGCACTCATGAAGTTCCCACCAGCACCAGAACTGTACACTCCCTGTGGAGTCACAGCACCGCCTGCACCAATGTTCCAGTTCTGAACTGTGTTGCCAGTTAACAACCCTTGATTGATGTTACCACCAAGGTTAGCAGGTTGCTGCTGAAGCTGTGCCCATAACTGTGCAGCCTGTTGCTGTGGCGTTCCGGCATTGACATTGTCAGGAGTTAGGCGTGTACCGGCTTCGTCATAGACAATAGGTGTCATCGACTGTGCAGCTTGGATCTGGCTAGCTAAAGCACTAGCCTGACCGAGCGTCATCCGTTCACCCGTAGTCAGGTTGACATAGTAGCCCGACTGAGGCTCGTATTGGATCACACCATCAACGTTAAGTTCACCAGCCATTAGAAGCTACCTCCATCAATTGTCCCTGAACCACTCATGGTGCCATTAAGGGAAGTTACACCAGTCAGGGTGATTGCGTTGTAGGTGACACCACTGGCATCCAGCTTCGAAGCAATCGCAGCAGCAATAGCGTCAAACTCATCATCCAACGCAGTGCCTAGGATCAACTTTGCAGCATTCCCAGTCGTCAAGGCATCCTTAGATGCAAAGTCTACAGTCTTGGTATAGTTACTCATACGGTACTTGTCCTGCCTTTCTTGACAAAGACATCAATTTGTTGTAGAGAGAAGGCTAAGCCGTTAATGGGAACTTGAATACCGATCTGGAACACTCTGCCTGCGCCACTCAGATTCTGACGTAAACCTCTAATAGTAGGCACGCTAGAGCCATATTCTCCAATGGCATACTCTGCACTATTGTACTCAGAGGCTGCGCCCGCACTAGGAAAGCTTGCTTGAGTTTGGTTAGGTAATCCTTCATAATCGGTTCCCCATAGGAAACGAATACGGTATCCAGCCCCACCATATCCCATTAGACGTAAAAACTTCAAGATCAGGAGATTAGTTAAATCCCCCGCGCTTAAGTGGCTGGAGAAATACGACATCTCATATGATGCTGAATCGTCTGTGTAGGTTGTGGAGCTTCGTCCAACACCATTAGAGAACCCAAAAACAAAGTCCCTGTTTAGACGCTGTGTCATTGACAAAGGAGCCAGTGTCCATGTGGTGATCCTAGCTGAACCGTCTTGGAGACGTTGCTTCAGATCAAAACAATAGGACTTCTTCACAGCCGGGAGGCTAAGAAGATAGTAACCGTCTTTCTCGTTGTACCCTGCTTTGATGGCATCGTAGTTGTTTTGCAGGACAACATCATCAATCAAGGCATCCCTGACATTCTTGCTGATATCGTTTATCGGGGCCGACTTTTCGTTGATAACACGCCCAAGCGAACGAACACCAGAATCAGAGAGAAACAGAATATCCGTGCCGATATCAATAACAGTGTCTCTAGCAATGCAGCCTACTCCGTGAATAACGTCCGATAACGTCATCGTTGATGGATCGTCAGCACCATCGTACAAGATGATGGTCTTGTCACAGAAAATCACTAGCTTACCGTTAAAGCTTGCTAATGCAGTGATAGGGCGGACACCTGTGCCGTACACTGTGTTCAGATCTAAAGAGCCAGAAGCACCGCCTGTCCAGGCTTCACCAATCAGTGTATCAGACCACTTAACTGTGATCTTGTCTGTTAGTGTGTCTCCACTCCACAGGCGACCAAAGGCAGCTAAGACAGCATGAGCAGTCTGCACAGTTCCTGTGTAGGCTCCTGCAGCGGTGATCTTGATGCACGATGTACCGTCATACACCAGCGGTGTGTGTCCACGTTGGAAGAAGTAGCACTTGTTATTGAAGTTTACAGCCTTCCACTGAGCAGATGACCAATCTCCAGCGGTATAGATGTTAATAGTAGTGCCAGTTGAATCAACACTATAGATGTAGCCTCCAGGCACAGCAAGGATAAGCTCAGTATCCCCAACAGAATTGATATACTCATGAACCAGAGAAACACCATTAGCCAGAATAGTCCCATCGGATGCAATGAAGCGTTCCCAGCCTTTTCTTGCAGCCAGCCTACCAGAACGGTCAATGACAGCATTCTTAGCCTCTAAACAGAACTTAGGATCAAGCCCCGTAGGGCTATCCTGGGTGTTAAGGCCATAAAAGCCCGGGGCACCAATGTTGATTGGGGCTAGACTGCCTGCCATGTTGTTTCGCCTCCGTAGCGTGCTTCGTCCTGTGCAATGGCATCTCCAAGGGTACGGAGATAGATCTTTTCCTGAATCTCACTAGCCCGCCCAGCATCTTCACCACGCTCGTTGATAGCCTTCAGATAGGCCAACTGAATCACTGGATCTTTAGGAACAAGGAGTGTAGTGCTGTCAGTGGTGAAGTCTGCTTGTGGGTTAATGGTGAAGAAACGGATTGTGTCAGTTGCTGTAGGCAGAGGATTAACACGAATTGTCAAAGAACCTGTAGCCGAGTCCGTACCTACAACATCAAACTCATAAGGCGATGCAGACGCTGCAGTGGTAAGTGACAGAAGATTATTGAGGTAATCATTCTGCATGTACTGTTTCATCTGCCACTTAGAACTCGTGTTATACACCCCTAAGAACTTGGTACGATTACTAGACCCTGTGAGTGTGTAGTTCCGCTGTGCAATCACCATTGACAGGTCAATTGTGGAGCGCAATGCAGACCACTGCCAAGCATCCTCTACTTCTCTCTTAGCCTCATTAACAAAGATACCAATAAGAGTAGAATAAGCAGTGTCCGTAGTAGCAGTGCAAACAGGTTCTCGAAGGCGTTTAAGAACATCATTCACCAGCGTTAAGAATGTAGCCTGAGCCATTACATAATCCTTATGTGTGCGACTATCCAGTCCCAGGTTGCACCGATACCGGCGACAAAGGCAATTAAGGCTGCTACAAGCTTTGCAGCGGTTTTGCCTTGATTCATGACACTCGTCAACTCTTCAATGTGCTTAGTCTGTTCTTTGAAGCTTGCTGCTAGAACATCATACCGTTCCTCACGAAGAGCATATTCAGTAGCCATTGCAGAGACTTTGTTATCTAGCTCCCTAAGCTGGGTTAAGACTTCTCGAAGGAGTTCTTCACTCATAGCCCGTCGTACTCATCACCAGGGACTACAGGCCAGACCATGTTTCCGTTAGGATCATTGGTAGCCTTTGCAATTGCCCAGTTATCTTTGAGAGCTAGGCGATATTCAGCCCAAGCAGTTCGTTTGTTATTGTTTAGGGTGTCTGTGATTTGAGTCCAATCACTAGCCCGCATAGCCTGTCGTACCTTTTCACGACATTCCTTACGAGATACCTGCTCATCCTTTTGCTTTTTGTTCTTAGTGATGCCTGTCTTCTTGTCAACAACATCACCAATTTCTAGTGTGTCATCTTTGACTTCAATGAAGACATTCGGGTTCTCTGCAGCCACCTGTGCAGGCACGTTGGTAAAGGTAACCACAGTCCCACTGGCATCTACGAATGCATATTTCTTAGCCATGTTTTATCCTTACCAACAAGTCACACGAATCCAACCACCACCACCTGCGCCTCCATTACCAGCAGTATTTGCAAGTGGACAGGCTCCTCCACCACCGCCTCCAGAGCCTGCACCACCGGCTCCACCAGCACCACCGTTACCTGCAGTTCCTGCACCGCCTCCACCGCCTCCAGAGCCTGCTAAACGCCCTCTAGAACCTGCCGCAGTGTTAGTCCCTGCTGTGCCTGCAGAGCCTGTGGTACCACTAGCACCACCAGCGGCACCTGAACCGTTATAGGAACCGGGAAGGCCCCCAACTGCGCCAGTACGTCCTGTTGTGCCGTTCCACCCACCACCGCCTCCTCCACCAGCACCCCCAAACATGGAGCTTCCGCCTGCGCCTGGAGTGGTGCTGTACTGTGTAGCCCCGCCAGAAGCACCACCAGTGATAGCACTACTGCCGGTAGAAGTAGTAGCCCCTCCAGCCCCGCCACCAAAAACTGTGCAGACTGCACCTGTGCTTCCAAAAGGCGAAGCGCCTGCACTTGCGGCAGTGCTTCCGTTACTTCCTGCACCTGAAATACCGCCACCTGCACCACCAGAAACACCGTCTGTTGTGCCACCACCACCACCGGCTGCGCCACCATAAGCAACACAGAAAGGCACTGTAGTGCCAAACTGAGAAGCTCCACCAACCGATCCTACACCTACTCCATTACCCGTATTGACTCCGGCTGTGCCGCCAAGACCACCAGCACCCACCGTCATTGTTTCTGTGGTGCCTAACATATCAGCATCAAGCCAGACGCTATTGTAAGCCCCACCTCCACCACCTGCACCGCCGGTAGCCGTGGTGCCGTGATTATGTCCGCCTCCACCACCACCGCCTGCACCAAGCACTTCAACGAAGCAGATGGAGGCCTGTGCAGGCTTTGTCCAGACTGTCGAAGTACCAGCTACAGCGGTTTCTTGAAGGTTTAATGGACGCCCCAAAGTCACAACGTTGCCTGCACCATTCTTTGTGTACAGGATACGATCAGTGACATTTACAGCCAGTTCTCCTTGTGTTAATTGTAATGCAGTAGGTGCTGTAGCCGCTGTGGCACTGTTCTTTGTGACAATGGTAGGCATTTATTCTCCGTTACTCTTTAGTCTTCTTAGCCTTCACAGGCTCTTGACCAGAAAGAGCTAAATAAGCGTTAAACACATCTTCAGAGACTTCTTTGTAGTCCCCTACTTGTTCTCGTAACGACTTAATGTCGTAGTCCACATCGAAGCGAAGCACGACACTGGATCGGATATCTTGAAAGTATGCAGACATTTTGTGACCTTTGAAAGCTGGGATGCCTCCGAAGAGGCTCCCTAGTCTAATTAGAACGCGGGACGGCCAATAACCATCTTCAGGTTACCAGAAGCCATGTCAGCAGTAACACCAGTACCAGCAACCAATGCCAAGACAACAGTGTTAGCAGCGGTGACGCGGGCACGGATCAGCGGGCTAGCAGCGACTTCGGTGTCTAAGGAAAGCCCCAGCACGATATCACCTAGAGCAACACCAGGGACTGTGATGGTATCCGAAGTTGTTTGAGCACCAGCAGCAGCCGACGCAGGGTCCCAAGTAGCAGCAACCAACCACACTTCAGAAAACACACCACCAAACTGTTCAGCACCACGTTCATAGCGTACAGCAGTAGCAGCAGCCATTTTATCTCCTTAAGAGCCTCTTAAGGGACTTTGACATCCCTTAAGAGTGGATTACCTAGCTATTAAGCAGGAACCGCGAGGTTGACAATGGCGCTTGCGTTGATCGCAGTGCTAGCACCAACCCGGATACCCTTAACACCGTAGATCACGTCTGCGGTGTACAGAGTAGCCAGATACTCTTGCTTGTACTGCGTCTGACTGCGGATGTTCTGCTGCATAGCCAGAACAAGAGCCTCTTCGTGGAACATAGAGCAGATGCGCGGATACGCAGTGCCCGTAGCAACCGAAGCTTTGTCACAGTTAGTCGTCACGTAAACGTCAATGCCGTACACGTTACCGATCTGACCGTTACGGATCGTGTTGCCCTTACCCGACTCACCCACAAACGCCTGTTCAGTGAAGCGCGACAGACCCATCATCGTGTTCCGCGCCGAAGGCGGGATGATGAAGTGACGGTTTTCCATCGGCACATCCACATCGTCCAGATACTGGATCGACCGACGGATGGCAGCATCGGTCAGAGCCGAAGCATTACCAGTCGAAGCCGAAGAGTACGCTGTAGTGCCGTCACCACCAATGTACGAAGCCGAGGAGGCATAGGTACTGGTAGCAGCCGAATAGCTGTCAGCGGTAACACCGTTAGCGCCCCGGGCCAGACGGATCAGGTCTGTATCGATACGCTTGGCAAGCTGGTAGCCTGCATCGCTGGTGTAGAACTGACGGGCACTGTTCAGAGCCTGCACAGCCGCGAAGTCCTCGATAAAGCGCGAGTACTCGTAGTGCTTGTCCACCACAACGGTGATTTCCGTCTCAACGTTACCCTGGATAGTAACCGCCACACCAGGGGCTTTGACGTAAGGATCACCACGAAGCGGCATCGGGATGTGCATGGTATCGCCTTTTTTACCGATAAACGGCATTTTGCGAACCAAGTTACCCATGACTAGGCGGGCTTTGAACGACGCGATGACCTCATCACTCCAAATCTCAGGAATGAACTTGTCAAGGTTAGCCGAGGTAACAATACTTGCTGTGCCGCCAGGATAGGCAGCGGTAGAGATAGCCATATTAGACTTCCTTTAGTTGGTTTAAATTATCGTACACGCCCTTCGCGATACGCTGTGTAGATCTCATTGCTGAGTTCTTTGTATCGTTCAGGGTTTTGAATTTGCAGACGGATCAAGTCCGACCGACGATACGTCTTCTGTCCGACCTCGCCACTGCCACCTGTGTCAACACTAGCGTTAGCCAGTTGCCGCTTGTTCTCTTCCTTCAATTGTGTAGCCCCGTCGGAAACAATCTTCTGTTTAGCCTGCCTCAGTTCCTTGTAAGTTGAAAGGAGTTCATCGGCGGCTGCAAAGTCGTATTGTTTATCGGCAGCTTGAAACAACTGTTGTCGGATAGGCGATGCAGTAACAAACTTCACAAACTCACTGTCACCGATAACTTCCAGATAGTCTGGATGCTTCGTAGTGAGCTTTTGCTTGCTAGTCATCCGATCCAATTCAAGGCTCTTTTCCTGAGCAAGGCGAATGGAGGGGTGATTAGCAATGACTTTGTTAACTGTGGAAACAGGGTCAGAGAAAAAATCAATATCATCAACAGAAGGTTCAGGCGCTTCCGGAACAGTAGGCTGGATTTGTCGTTTGATAAGTTGGTCAGCCAGCGAACGAACTTCAGCAACTTCATTTGCTTGACGACCAATCAGCTTCTCAGCCTCTTGGTGCATCTTAACAATATCTGCTACCGACTTGCCTCGATACTTTTCCGGTAAGTCTTCCACCGGGGTAGGCTTGGCAATCTGTTGTTCAACTGCATCGAACTCAGTCAACGATCCTTCGTTAACGTCCATGTTCACTAGATCTTCCATGTTATCTTCCTTTTCCTGTCGTCAAAGACGATTGTAGGATAATCAAAACAAACTACTAGGGTCTGTAGGCGTATAGAAGGCTTCTTCCTTCTTACGTTCCCTACCTCTACGTCCAGCCTCTTCATGCTCCCGTTCCCACCTCGAAGCCTTGGAAGGGAAGGCACCTGACCATCCTTCTAGCTTGAACTTTGGGGCACTAACTACACGAATAGCCGGTTCATCACAAGTACGGCACAGGATCTCGAAGGTGTCTTTTTCTACAAAGGCTTCGGAACAGTGCCCATCTCGACATCTAAAGTCACGCAGCATTTTCATTACTGAGTTCCTTATGTGTTGCTTCCACCGCAGATTGCCAGCCTAGAAGCCATTGTAGCACTTCAAGCTGTCCACGATGGTTATGAAGCTTTTCAAGTGTGTCCACACCAGAAAGGGTATTCAAAGACTCTTTAATCTCAGTCACCTGAGCAATCAGATCTTTGTAACCCTGCGTGGAAAACAACTCAAACTGTGCTTCATACCAATCTCTATCTGAATCGTTCATTGGTTCCTTATGCATACTTTGGCTTAGAAAGAAGATCTTTGTAGCTATCATCGAAGTCGATTCCGAAGATGTTTTCTAAGTCATCGTCGTGATAGTGGATAAAAATCCTTCTTTTCTTTTTATAACCGTGGATATAGTCGCTTTCAAGAAGAAGAGCGTCGGTCCCATTCTCTAGAAGCAGTAAGCTCCCATCTTCAAGAAGTAAACGCATATGTTAATCTCCGTTTTTTCCGCCTGTTGCTGTGTTTAAGGCATCCTGTGTAGCAGCCAACGCAGCAGCCTGTGCAGGCGCAAGAGCAAGACTAATTTGATCTGCGTAGTGTCGCTTCCACGAACGAAGAGCATTGTCCAACACTAGTGTAAGGTACTGTTCACGGGTGAGTGGGGTGAAGGTTTCTGGAGGGTTTTTAGCAGCCGCCTCAGCAGCCGCTGCAGCGTTATATACAGCACGGGCTTGATTTACACCCTCAATGTTCCGTGCGCCTGTGTAAGTGTAGTTCAGTGTAGCCATTATTCGTCATCCTTGTTTAAGACTTCTTGAACAGGCTGTTCAGCCAATTGAGGTTTACACTGTTCCTGGATTTCTAACACCAAAGCCATGCTGTGTTTAGCAGGAAGTTCGCCTAAACCAGCAAGCAGGACGTTAACTTTTTCAGGAGACAGAGTAAGAGTCAGTTGTGTCATGGTAATCCTTAGTGACCTAGTTAAAGAGAAGGCTATGTTGCCTTTTAGTTTTACTTAGCTTTCTCAAGAAATAACGGCAAGTTTGCGCGTCGTGCCGCCCTCGTCTTTGATGACGATGTAGCCGGTGACGGTCTCAGCAGCGAGCGCAGCCACTTCGGGCGCAGCGAGCACGGCGTCGATCTCGTCCGAGTACCGCACCCGCCAGGATGCGACGGCGCTGTCGATCACCATCTGCAGGTACTGCTCACGCGTCAGCGGCGTGAACGCAACCGGCGGAACCTGCGCGGCAGCGATGGCGGCTTGCTCGGCGTTGTAGATGCCGCGCGCCTGGTTGATGGCTTCGATACGGCGCGGGCCGTTGATCGTGATGGAAAAGAC